TAGGTCCTGAAGTTCTAAAAGAAATTAATATTGATGATTATATTATTAGATTAGCTGGCTCTCTTGGTATTGATACTGATGGATTAGTTAAATCACCTGAAGAAAAGAAATTAGAAGCTGAACAATTAGAAGCACAACAAGCTCAAATAGCAAATCAACAAATGATGGGTAAGATAGCTGAGAAAGCTACACCAGAGATGATGAAAAGTATGAATCAACAACAGCAACAACCTTCACCAGAAATGGCAAATTAATTATAGAAAGGGGAAATAAATATGGCAGAATTCCAACAAATCAGTACACACGAAGAAGCTCCTCCACCTCCTGAAGGAACTAAGGAGCATGAACAAGCTATGGTTCAACTAGCAGAGGAAGCTGGTGCAGTAGAACGAGATGATCAACAACCAGCGTGGTTACCTGATAAGTTTGAAAGTCCTGAAGATATGGCAAAAGCCTATCACGAATTAGAAAGAAAGTTATCATCTAATTCGGAGTCTGTGACGAACAGCGATGAGGGTACACCACCTCCGCAGACTCCTCAATTAAATCCAGATGAAGCTAAAAAAACTTTAACTGATCAAGGATTAGATTATGATAAATATTATAATGAGTACTTAGAAAATAATACTCTTTCTGAAGAATCATACAAAGAATTAAATCAAAAAGGTATGAGTCCTGAAATGGTTAATTCATGGATTGCAGGACAACAAGCTATTACAGATAAAATACAAGATATAGCATTTAATTCTGTAGGAGGAGCAGAACAATATCAAACAATAATTGATTGGGCAGGAAAATCCTTAGCTCAAAATGAAATAGATTCTTTTAACAGGGCATTAGAGAGTTCTAATCCAGACGATAGTTTATTTGCGATTAAATCTCTTAATGCTAGATACCAAATGGAACAAGGTAGTTCCCCTAACCTTTTACAAGGATCAACTGGTGGATCTTCAGCCGAAGCATTTACATCGCTAGCTCAAATGTCTGAGGCAATGAGAGATCCAAAGTACCAGACTGATCCGGCTTTTAGGGATGAAGTCACTAGGAAACTAGAAGCTTCTAACCTAATGTAATACGGAAGAACACACGAGAAAATTATTGCCCTCTGAGGAGGATAACTTTAATTGAGGTACGATGTAGTTATAGCCGTAACTAAATTCGTGCTAGGTAAAACTAGCTAAACTTAACCTTAATTAAAATAAATTATGTCCGCAACTAATTATGTTGGTCACAGATCTGGTATGGTCAATGCGGCTAATAACTCTAGAGCGTTATTTCTAAAGTTATATGCCGGAGAGGTCATGACCGCCTTTCAGACCAAAAACATAATGATGAATTATTGTAGAGTCCGAAATATTTCAAAGGGTAAATCGGCTCAGTTCATCATGACAGGAAAACACAGGACTGCTGGATATCATACTCCTGGAAATGAGATTATCCCAGCAGCAGGAGCTAAACATACAGAGAGACTTGTCACTATTGATGATCTCTTGATTGTGAATCAATTCATCCCTAATATTGATGAAGCGATGGCTCATTATGATATTCGTTCAGTCTATTCTAATGAAGCTGCTTATGGATTAGCTTATGCTGCTGATAAGAATATTCTCAGAATGGCTATTAAAGCTGCTTTAGCTACTGATAAAACAAAGGTAGCTGCTCTTGTTCAAGATAACGTAGCATGGGATGATGAAGATTTTACAGCTAATGTAGAATATGCTTCTCTCGCTAACTCTGTAAAATCCATGTATTTTATGGAAGGAGTTATTGAAGCTAAACGTATTCTTGAGAGTGCAGGAGCACCTTTAGATGATTTGGTAGTTGTCTGTGCAACAGATATCTACTATCACATGTTTAAATCTCAAACCAACTCTGAAACTACTGCTAACTTGCACCTATTTAATCAAGATGTAGGAGGAAGTGGTTCAGTTAAAGATGTAGATCTCCCAACGATTGCAGGAATTCCAGTAGTTAGAACTCCTCATATTGGAACAGGTGGTTCTAGTGGTTGGGCTACTAATCTCTGGACTATGAGTGGTTCAGGTAATACTCGTGCTGGTGCAGTTCCGGCTGCCGATGCACCATTAGGATCTGCTGAATCTAACAGAGCAACTGTTTACGATCTTCCTCAAGGTGCTGCTTATGGCGGTGCAGGAGAGAAAGTTCGTGCATTGGTCATGAATAGAGATGCAGTAGCAACTGTGAAATTATTAGATCTTTCGGTTGAGACAGATTATATGGTCAATCGTCAGGGAACTCTAATTGTTTCCAAGTATGCAATGGGTCATAACGTACTACGACCAGCAATGGCTGTAGCACTTACTGCACCTGTTAGTTAACCTTTTTGTGGGATGTAGTTTATCCTCTTGCTATGTCCCACGTTTTGTAGAGGGGTGAAAGTAGTTCTCCATACCCCTCTACTTCTCCTTTCCTCACTTTAATTAATCCTCAAATATGGCTGTATCAAAGACTACTAAATTAGATGCTATTAATTCCATGCTTATTGGAATCGGAGAAGCTCCTGTAAATACACTTAACTCAGGACTTCAAGAAGCTGAAGTAGCTGCCATACTCCTTGATAATGTATCTCGTGAAGTCCAATCAGCTTGTTGGTCTTTTAATACCGATTTACGTTATACACTTACTCCTAATACTGCAAAAGAAATTGTACTTCCTAGTAATACTTTAGTAGTAGATACTACAAAATTAAAAAGAGATTATAATACAGATGTAATAGAACGTAAAAATAGACTATATGATAGAACAAAAAATAGTTATGAATTTGATGGTGATGTAGAAGTAGATATTACATACCTTTTTGATTTTGAAGAACTACCAGAAGTAGCTAGACGATATATTACATTAAGAGCAGGAAGAAAATTCCAAGAAAACATACTTGGTTCAAGTGAAATGACTCAACTTCAATTTAAAGATGAACAAGCTGCTTTAATAAACTTGAGAGATTTTGAATCTCAATCAGCAGATTATAATATATTTGATAATTATGATACTTATGCAGCTGTAGATAGAGGTTTAAGTTCTCCTGTAAATACCTTAGATACTCAAAGAAGATTATATTCCTGATATGCCTTTTATTTCTAGTTCCATACCTAATTTAATTAATGGTATTTCTCAGCAACCAGCAGAAATTAGGCTACCTTCACAAGGAGAAAGACAAGTTAATGGTCTAAGCTCTGTAGCTAGAGGTCTTGAAAAACGACCCGGAACTGAACATAAAGCAAAATTATCTAGTACCGCAGAATCAGATTCTTTTATTCATAGTATACGAAGAGATAGAGATGAAGAATATACTATGGTTCTTAGTAGAACTTCAGGAGGAAATAAAACTCTTGAATTATACGATAAAGATGGAACTTCTGTTCCTGTAAAATCTGCACCAACTTCTAATGTTTCTTCTGGTACTACAAATGATATTACAAACTCAGATTTAGCTTACCTAGAAACAACTTCAGTAAAAGATAATATAGTTGCAACTACTGTAGCAGATACAACTTTTCTTATTAATAAAACAAAAACTGTAGAAAAAGCTACCCAAGATAGTGAGGTATCAGGAGAAGGAACAAATAAATACTTATCTCCTAGAGGTTCAGATAATTGGACTAGTACTTATGATTATGAAGGATTAATATATATAAAAAATGGAGATTATAGTTCAAAATTTGTAGTTACTTTAAGACCTAAAGCAGGAGCTTTAAGTGGAAATAATTATAGAGTAGGCTTTCAAACTCCTGCATCTAATGTTTCTCTTAATCAAAAATATACCGCAACTACTGTTATTGCTAAAATTATAAAAGAAGGAGCTAATGCTATTAGTGTTGCAGGTACAAATCATTGGGATTCTTTTGATCAAACAGATCCCAAAGAAGGTTTTGGAGGTTGGAAACCTGTAACTGGAAGAAATGAAGATGGAGTAACAGGCAAAACTGAATACTATGATGGTCTAGATGATATAGCATCAGGAACTCTTAATAATAGTCCGTTTACATTTTCATTAGAAGATACTAAAAGTGTTATTGTTATAAAAAGTACAGAACCATTTGAAATTGAAACTGCGGATTCTCATGGTGGTAATGATGTAATAGGTATTACAACAAGTACAACTTCCTTCTCAAAACTTCCCGGAACTGGAGCACCTAATAATTATATTGTAAAAATTGCAGGAAGTAGTGATGCAACTCAAGATGATTTTTATGTTAAATATAATGAAAATGAAGGAAACTGGAAAGAAACTCTTGGTTTTGATGTAGATGATACTTCATTAGTATCAAGTGGTTTAGTTACAGGATTTAATATGTTTACTATGCCTCATAGATTAATCCGATTATATGATGAACAAACTCCAGCAAATAAATATTTTCTCTATGAGCCAGTAAAAGAAGTTTC